AAGTATGTAACCAGAGAAAAAGAAGATAGAGTGAAAGACTTACGAAAAGCTATTCACTATATAGAACTAGAATTAGAAATGGTCTATGGAGTTGATCCTGAAGGTAATCCTTTAGATTAATTAGACATCATTATCTTGGTCATATAGTCGCCTACGTTTTGCATTTCTTTGATTGCTCTTGGCTCTCTTACTTTACGATAACGTAAAACAGCAGACATACTTTTATGACCAGATAGTTTCATTAGTTCTGGTAGTTCCATAATCTCACCAGCCATAGTACAAAAGTTATGTCTTAGATCATGCAATCGCAGTTCTGGTCTACCAATCTTTTTAGCTAGTTGTTTCCACATCTTGACAGGGTAGTCTACATCTAAGATGTATTCTCCTTTTCTCTCTAGCTTATTAATAACCATCATAGCTTGATTGCTTAGATAGATAACTCTATCTTCATTAGTTTCATGGTCGGTCTTATGTTCGCTTAGAACTATCTTGTTATCTTTTAAATCAGACCACTTAGCACTGCCTATCTCACTCTTACATCTACCGCCAGAGTGCATACAAAGTTCTATGTAATCTAAAGAGCTAACAAAGTTAGGTCGAACAGTTTGTCTCTTGATGTTTATTTGTCTTTGTAATTCAGCAAACTCTTTGTCTGATATTTCATTCTCACTAATCAGCTCTTTGTTTAGTTTAATTTTACAAGGATTTATTTCTACCAGCGATAATGCTATCGCATGGTTATAACAACCAGATATCATCTGGACAACCCTGTTAGCAGCATAAGAACCTCTTTTAGATATTTCTAAATGTAATCTTGTAATATCACCCCTGTTTATATCTGTTAGAATTCTTTTACCTAAATCATTCTTAACATCTTTATCCCACATTCTTACATACTCACCAGGCTTACCATTCTTGTTAGGCATAGCAACTCTTCTTTTATTTTGTATTAACTTATCAATGTAATATTCAAACGCTTGATTTAAAGTTTCTCCACCCCTGGTATTTAATGGATCAATACCTTGTGCAACTTCACCAAGTATTTGTTGTGCTTTGTTTCTTGCTACATTGATTGGTATGTCTCTACTACCAAGAGTTAGTTCTCTCTTCCTTCCATTAATGCGATAGAAGACTCTATAAGTTTTTTCTGTGATTAATAAATTGTTTACCTTTGTATCTCTTTTATATCTAGCCATAACTCGTACCTCCAAGCAGAGTCGCCATACAGTCGACAGTTGATGTCGAAATGGCGTGTATTTTAATTACCTATTCAGTAGATTATAAATCGAATCTTGTAAAGAAAACAAGGGTTTTTAGGGAAATAATGTACAGCTAAGAAACTGTGTGATGGATAAAATTTAAGAATGAAAACCAGGTGTCCTAACCGATAGACGAAGGGGTCAAAGACCAGAAATCAGCCATTTATTGCAGTTTTTATAGTACCAAAAGTAGACTCATTCTTGTCTTGTCGACCATTAGTCGCCAAAATAATCGACTCCATAGCATCATGTAAACTTTTAATAGAATTGGTTGATTCCATGATGTCGTCATTTATAGATAATTGACCTTTTTTGCAATCAGCAAATGGCACAAAGTATATGTTCTGGTATTTAAGATTAACCAATGCGTAAACATCTATGGTATTTTCTTTATATATTCTGCAATTACTATGAGAGCCTTTGCGTAGATCAAACCGCCAACTGATTCTTCCCTTTTCTATATGAGTAACTGTCTTGACTTGACAGCGATACATTTTGTTTTCCCACTCAAACACTACATCGGCTGCTGCTCCGTGAGGCATTACTGTAACGGTGTCTGTTTCTCCAGCGATAACTGAACAAGCTAGGTATTCTCCACTCCTACCTATTCGTTCTGTCTTTCGTGACATGGTAAGTCATGGTTAATCTTCGTTTAAAAACTGATTGAATTGGTTTGTTCCTGTTCTTATTCCAGCACCACCTACAACATTTTGGTAAGCATTTTTAATCTTTCCTGTCTGTTCTAGCTGTTGCATTAGTCTTAATATTTCTAACTGCTTGTTTGGATTTTGTTCTAATAAAACATTACCAGCACTTCTTGATGTTCTTTCTAATGGGTTTGATATTAAATCTCTGGCTTTTGTTCCTAAACCAAATATCGCCCTGATGGCAGCCGAATCTGTAACATTACCCGATCCTGCAACCGCAACGTCAGACATTGTTTGAGCAAACTGATCTGCATCAAAGAGTTTTTCTGCTGTATTAGAACCGCCTGTTACTTTTTGTGTGTTTCTTAATATGTTTGCTTCTCTTACCAATTTATTAATAAATTGATCTCTAGCCTCTTCATTTCCAGCAAATAGTATAGAGATTTTTTGCTGTGTATCAGGACTGTTAAATATTTTTTTAACCACATCTTGACTATCAGACATTCTATTAATGTCTTTTAATATTTCTTCAAACACACCAATCCTAAAAGCATCTTGCTCGGCATTTGTTGCAAATTTTGTAAACTGTTTATCAAAAGATACGGCCGTGGCAGATGGCTTTTTAAATTTAATACCTAAATCATAAGCCTCTTTTAATGCAAAACCATCAGCAGCTTGATTTAAAGCACTAATATACTCATCACCATTAACAGAATCTTTTAATAGATTTCTAAAATTATTGGCTATAGTTTTTCTAGGCCCAGCCATTTGTTTATTAATACTTCCTTTAACAACCTGTTGAAATGTTTTTTGGTCAGCCACTCTTTTAATTAAATCTAAAAACTCTAAAGGCAATGTTTGACTTACATCTATAACTTTACCTTTTTCTTTTATTAGTAATTTATTAAGTTTTGGTATTTCTACAGGACTCCCACCTCTTGCAACAATTTTTTGATTATAAAGTTTTATTGCTTCGCCATAAGCATTTTTCATAATAGGATCAGCTTCTAAATATTTATATACTTCTAAATTATTTATACTTTGATTTTTTGCAAAACCAGCCTTGTATAAAGGGTCAAGTTTTTTATCTATTGTATTAACAATATCACTTATTCCAGACTGTAAATCTATGCCCTTGGTTTGAATTGTTTTGTTTGCTGTATCGTCTAAGGTGCTTAATACTCTTGTTGACTGTATATTAGGTGTATCGCCAGAACTCATAGCAGATGCTTTCTGTTCCATTGTTCCTGTAGTTCTTTCCGTTAATGTTTCACCAATGTTCATTCCAGGTACTCTAGTATTGATACCTCTTAATTTTCTATTAACAGCATCACCACCGTAATCAGCTAATATTTCTACAGGAGTTATTCCCTCTAATGCATCTGCCGATACATTGTCTTGTATTTTTTGTACAACTTGCTCTACTGGTATTTCATCTGCTGCAAATTGATCTGCAATTATTTTTATGGCTTTTTCTTCTTGTTTTGTAAAATTAGTTTTTTTAGTAACTGCATTTTTTATAGCATTATAACCAGCTCCTAATACTTTTTGACCACCAGTTAAAACAGAAGGAGTAACCCCTCCAATTACCGAACCTGCTCCCACACCAACAGCTGTACCCATACCTCTATCAGCAGCTCCACCTTCACTGTAACCAGCTCCAGCAACGCCACCTTGTAATGCCCCTATCTTTCCAGCTTCAAAACTTTTTGATAAAAGACCTTTACCAGGTTCAGCAATTTTACCAGCTAACAATGGATTTCTTAATATTCTAGCACCTGTAACAGCAGCTCCTGTTGAGCTTGTACCACCTGTAAATGGGGCTAATAATAATGATCCAATAACAGGTGCAACCGAACCAGCAATATCAGCTGTCAAAGATATCTTTGGATTTGCTTTACTAAATGATTTTAATTTACTTCTTGAATCTTCAACTCTTTTATCAAAAGCATCATTGAATGATTGGTCTGAAAATACACTATCAAAAGCTGCACCTACACCAGCTCCTATTTCATCAGAAAAACCAAAAGTAAGTCCTTGTAAACCGCTTCTAGCTATACCACTAGCCATGCCAACATCTGTAGTTGGTGCTTTTATTTTTCCTGCCGCTATTGATTGTTTTAATAGTTCTTGTTGTTTTTCAACTGGTAAGTCATAAAAGTTGTCTGCTTCAACAATAACAGTTCCATATTTTTTTGTTTTAATTTCTGATGACATTAATCAAGCTCTATAAATTCAAAATCTTTTGGTTGATATTCTCTGGTTAAATCTAAATCTCCTAAGTTAAAATCTAAACCAGCGAAAACCATGTTTGGATCAAAACCTATCGCACCATAACTAACTGCCTTGCCCTGTTTGTATACATTGTAATCATTTACAAGCCTGTTGGCAGTTTGTGCTGCTAAATTAATCATATTTGATTTAACTGTTGGCGTGAAACCTTCTCCTGAAGTTTTTGAAATTTGATTTTTTAAATTTGTTAAAGCTCCTTGGAATCCTCCAAAGGTTGCAACTTCGCCCTCTCTTACAACTGAATCATCAAGTTGTTTAATAAATTTAATCATTAAAGCATAAGAAGCTGCTCCATCTGCTGCACTAGCTGCATCTAATAATTGTTGGAAATTTTTAACACCTTTATTGGCTGCTTCAAAAGTTTTCTTTTCTTCTTTTTGAGAACCTAAAACATCAGAAGTAGTTATTTTAAATGGTGGCTCTTTTGGAATTTCAATTTCGCCAAATACTTTTTCTTTATCTCCATCAATGTAGCGATAAAAACCATCGGCAGCTTTTTCATATTTTCTATCAGATTTGTTTTCTTTTCCAATTACATTTGGTAATACTCTTGTACCGTCCATGTAATAATTAAATCCATCAGCACCTTTAATTGTTGTTCTTTTTTCTTTTTCGGGACTTGTTTCAACTCCAGGTAATACTCTTGTGCCATCCATGTAATAATTAAAACCGTCTGCACCTTTTACTATTCTTTTTTCAGAACCTTTCGGTTTGTTGTATATATAATTATAAGCAGCTTGTTTTCCAAATAACTCATAAATTCTTTGTGCTTCAGGAGGTAATGATGCAAGTAATTTTTCTTGATTTAATTTATCTGCTTTAGCTTTTGCCCTAGCAGCCTCTTCAGCTCTTCTTTTGTCTATGTTATTTAAAAACTGATTTTGTGCGCCAAAGTTACCAGATTGACCAGCGTTCATTGCTTGTAAAGAATCAGCAAAGTTTCTTAACTTACTAAACCTTTCAGATCTTTTTCTTGTAGCTTCTTCTTCTTCAGCTTGTTTTGCTCTAGCCTCAAGAATAGGGGACATGCTTAAACCAAGTGAGCCTGTAGGATTGTTGTTTAATCCTAGTAATCCCATTGGGTTGTTAAAATCTCTTATTGCCATAATTATTTCCTATCCAAAAATTCCGCCTTCGCCAAACAAAGTATCTAATGAAGTTACTGCACTACCAATTCTTCCAGCTGTACCTTGGTCATAATTTTGTACTGTTCCTGGATTCATTCCAAAGACTGAACTTGATAATAAACCAAGTTGTTGTGGCCCATAATTTAATGCTCTCATAAACTCGTTGTAACCAGAGTCCATTCCAGCTTGTTGTAGTCCTTGCTGTTGTGAGCCAATACCAGATAGTAAACCTAAGTTTCTGTATTGGTCGCTTAATTGATTTCCTAATAAACCAGATCGGAACTGTCTGTTCTGCATTTCTAATCCTGGTTGCATAAATCTTGCTCTGTTTTGTGCATCCATGTTAGCCATGTTCATAGCATTATTATAAGAGCCTTGTTGTAAACCAAATTGATTTGATGCACTTTGGTCAGCACCAAATCTTCTTGCATCTAGTTGTGCTTGATTTTGTGCAACATCTCCGAGTAGTCCTTGTCTGGCTAATCCAGCCTGTTGACCAAAGGTTGCGTTTTGCATAGCAACATTACTGTCAACACCAGACATATATCTATCTGCATCAAACTGTCTTCCTATGTCTTGACCAGCTAATGATGTCGCTCTGTCAAAGCCTTGTGAACGTAAATTACCAGATGCTCTAGCTGCTTCTTCTGCAAAGTTTCTGTTTGTTTCTGATTCTAGTAATGCTGAACGTGAACCACCAAACGCACCTCTGCCGATTGCTGCATCTTGGTCACTTTGTATTTGCATCTGTCTTGCTCTGTTTAAATCACCAAGCGTATTGTCTATTACTTGTGATTGGAAAGGATTTTGATACGCACCTAAATCTGTGCTTAATAATGATTGTGGTTTGACATCTCTTATAGCACCACGATTAACTGAAGCACCACTATATAAGTCTACTGGAGCTATGTTTGCTGCTTGTTGCATTGCTGCTGGTTGTAATTGTGTTGCTGTACCAGTAAAGGGTGTGACTGATGGTGTTGATTGATTCGCTAGAGTATTAAGTTTTTGTCTAGGATCAAAGCTCATTGATTGACCAAACATATTTCTTGTTGCGTCAAATCCTTGTAATTGGTCTGGGTTAAATCCAGCTACTCTTGGGCCAGTATAAGGAACGAAAGGTTGGTTAGCTACGCCTTTAGCTTTATTATACAAATCGTCATAACGAGCCTGTGTCGCTGGATCAACGCTTGATGTTTGTGTATCTCCACTACCTTTTAAAGCTCCGTATGCTGTAGCTCCTGCTGTAATGTATGGTAATGCTTGTGCCATAATAATTCCTTTATAATTCTTTTACTAATAAGTTCATTTCTTCAAACCCATGCGGTTTTAATTTTCTTATCCAACCTTTACGACCACCACCGATAATTTTCTTGCAGTCACATTGTTTGGCAAATTCTTCCAAGCTGGGTAACATCTCTATCACTTCTTTGTAGTTTCCAGCTACCAGATTAATACTTAAAACTCTGTATCTTGGGTATTCTGCAAATTCAGTCACTATTACTGAATCTGTATTGGGCCAAATAAACATCTCTCCAGCCCTTATTTTTTCTTTAATATCAGTTAAATTATACATATCTTGGTGCTTTAATGCACGAATAATATGATGCTCTAACCTTTCAAACTCTAGTTCCCAGTCTTCTTTAGACTGTTGTGGAGGTGGAGAGTGTTCCGTTGTCTGCGACACTAACTTTATATTTTGTTCCATTTGGACTTACCAATACTAACTCGGTGGCATCACCACCATTTATTTGTATTCTTTCACCTTTGTTGAAAGTAATACCTGTTTGATATTCTATCTCTGATATTAAATAGTTAAGATAGTTTTTATCGTAATCTTCACCTGGTCGTGTCAGTGTTTTTCTTGCCACTATCTACGACCTCTGTTTCTTAAATCTAATCGTATATTACCAACCTGAAACATCTGGTCAGTATCGCCAGTCACTTTCATACGAACTTGTCTGGCTGTAAATCTTGCATCTGTGTAACCATCACTGTTAAAAGTAAAGTTACCAAAATCTGTTTCTGCTCCAAGCGGTGTAAATCTTCCTGTAAAACTTATAACAACACCAGGTAATGTATTTGCTTCTTCATCGGGGAGTATCTGATTACATTGCACATAGTTATCACCGTTACCTATTTCGATAGGCCCTGATTGTGCGTAAGGTACTGCTGTACCTAAATTTTCTGAATTGTTTAATGTTGTGCTGTCGTGCTGGTAAACATTACCAAGTGAATCACAAGCGATAGGATAATCAAAGACACCTTGGTCTATCCAACATCCTCTATCCATTTCACCAATTGACCAGACATTATCAACATAATTCCAGATGACATATTTATTAGGTGTTTGTTGTGTATTTCCTGATGGATAAAACCACCATATCTCATTAAAGTTAGAATTGTGGCCACCACAAGCAATACGTCTATAAGCATATTTAATGTTATCAAATACATGGTCATGCACATCACACCTAATTTCTTTAACTGATCCATCAAAAACAAAGAAAGAGTTTTCACCCATCCATGCTAAGAAGTTACCAGAAGTTACTATTGTTCTTGGTGATGCAGTTTTACAGTTAGTACCAGCATCTTGAATACCGTATATAAAAGGAGAACCTGTATAGTAAAGTCTTGCTATACCTGTATCAGTAAAGATAATGACATCTGTTTGCCATTTAATACCACTTAATATTCTGCCGCCTGTTGGTATCTGTAAATCACCAGCAGTATTAGTTGATGCAGCTGTCCAGGTTGTACTTGCTTCTCTTGATGACCATTGTACTTTTCTTGGATCACCACCAGCACCCAGAGCTATAACATGACGTTCATTAGTGACTAAAACACCAGAACATCCTGTAGGAGAATTAGTTAGCTGTGAGCCTATGGTAGAAGGTGCAGAAGGCGACCATTTATAAATCTTGCCATCACTTGCACAACAGAAAAGTAAGTCTTCACCAAAGTTATCAAATGACCATGATTTAGAATCAAAAAATAATCCAGATTGTGATCTAGCATCACCATAGTCTTCGACATCATAGTTATATGCACCGTACCCAAGTGGGTCTGTTGATAGGTCAGATACAAAGCCTGAAGGAGTAATGTCATACCAATTTCCATCATGGTTAACATAAATCTTTTGTCTTGTTCCTACCGCTAAAACTTTTTTACCAGCATTAGTAATGTACGCAAACATTCCTGTCGGCGTACCTGTTAGAGTAGTATTTCTTATTTTTTCCCAACCACCAATAGGTCGTAGAAAACCATTTTGAAAACGCACTAAATTACTATCAGTCCAACGCCCTTTATTAGCGTAGTCTGTTCCATTGGTGACTACTCCAGCTGGAGGGGTGACTGGTAGTAAAGGCATTATTAACCTGCTATTGTTTTTGTTTCGCTTGTTGGATTGATTTGTCCGTCAATGTCATTGTCTAAGCCAGACTTTAGACTAGCTACTTCATCTTCGCCCATACCTGTTGTAACCCAACCAGTAACCAAGTCATTAGTAAGATCAGCGAAAGGTACAAAGCTAGATATGTCATCTGCATTAACGCTGTGAGTGCCATAAACAGAAGCTGCGTAGTTATTACCTTCAGCATCTTGTTGATCGCTTTCTGCGTTTAATCGCCAATGTACGTTGTAAACAACGTCTGAATGACTGTCGTGTGTTGGATATGTGTCTACTGTTTTACAATCCCATGTATATGTATTTGCCATAATTATTCTCCTTTAAGTAAGTTAATTTCAGACTGTAAGGCTTCAATCTGTGTTTGTTGTTCTTGTATAGCTTTGACAAGTGTTGGAATCATGTCACCCATTTTTACAGATTTAGCATCATCTATGTCATCATGCATAAAACCTTCAATCAAATCAGGTAAGACTGTTTCTACTTCTTGTGCTATAAAACCCGCCACATTTTTTGCACCACTTCCTTCTCCTTCTTTCCAATCAAATCTTCTTGGTTTTAAAGACATTACTTCAGATAAACCAGTTTCTAAATCTACAATATTTTCTTTTAATCTTTCATCTGATAAACCAGTTATAGATGTTGATGTGGCATTTATTACCCCTGCATTAGTAACATAAAATTTCCAAGTATTATTAGTTGTATCTCTAACATGATAAGTGCTATTAGCAGTAGTACCTGTAACGCCTGAATATACTGCACCAGTATATGTGCCTGAAGAAATAACATGAAAACCTTGTGTATTTATATCACTTGTGGTTTTTCCTATCATTACATCTGAGCTATCTATTCTCATGCGTTCTGTGTTAGCAGTTTGAATAGCTAATTGTCCTGTGCTTGGGCCAATTCTTGCTATTCCACTTGAATGTCCTGCATAAACCATAAAATCAGAACTGCTACCATCTGTTATATTCATGCCGGGAGTTGAAGAGCCTGATTGTATTATTCCAAGCCTAGCTGTAGAACCAGTCCAATTTATTCCAACATTGCCTGATGAGTCTATTCTCATGCGTTCTGCATTGTTGGTTCTGAACATCATAGTGCTTTGATATGCTTTAATTTGTTCTCTATCAGCATCACCTACAATACCCATATTAAGATTCATTTCTGCATTATTAGCACCACCATTGAGATTAAGGTTTATATCATAGCCAGTTCCACTTGTTGAACCTGATGTAAAATTAACAGTGTTTACACCTGTACCTGAAAAATAATCTAAACTACCATTAACGCCACCAGAATCATTTTGGACTTTTAGTCTATGACCTGAACCACTGTAGCCACCAACATCTAATAACAATGCATTAGCAGATGCAGATACTGAAGCTATTTGTCCGCCACCTGAATAAAGATAACTTTGAGAATTTAATGCACCTGCTACAAATTGAGTTCCAAAGAATTTTAATGTATTACCAGTATCACTATTAGTGCTTTGTCTTACAATACAATTACCTGTTAAACCAATATCTCCAGTAACTTGTAGTTTGCCATTAGTTCCTGCTGAAGTAGTACCCACAAGCAGATTGCCTGATGAGTCTATTCTCATGCGTTCTGTTGGTGTACCTGTACCACTTGTGGTATTAATATAAAAAGCTGATTCTTCATTACCTGCATTAGTTTTAACAGCACCAATCTGAACATCAACATTTGCACCTGAGAAAGTGTTACTTAACTCAAAATCTATTTGTGAAATATTACTTGTAGCAGCAGAAGAAGTATTTGCTAATTTGGCCAAACTTGTTCCTGTCCCTGCTGCTTTTGAAAGCTCTAATAAAGTATCAGGACTAGTTTGTCCAATTCCAACATTGCCTGATGAGTCTATTCTCATGCGTTCTGCAATAGTATTGACACCATTTGTTCTTGTTCCAAAACTTAAGAAAGAGGCATAGTTACCATTTGTATTATTTTCTTTTCCGCCAGTAATACCAGCCATATCTGTTGGTGTAGTATCGTTATAAGATGCCCTAAATAAAATACCAGTTTTAGCATTTCCGCTTGTTGCTCCATCGGTATTATTTTCAAGAGACATTCCATATACTTGAGATATGACAGTGGCGGGATCGTTTTGTATTTTAACAGTATTTGAACTATCAATAGTTATAGCTGTTGCACTAGCATTGTCATCAATACCTGTAGATGTAAAAGTCGTAAATGTTCCCGCAGCTGGGGTTGTGCCACCAATGACAGAACTATCAATTACCGCTCCGTCTAGGTTTAATGCTACTGAAGTACCATTAGAGGCAAAGATTCCATCAAGAGTATCGAGGTCAGCGTTTAGCTTTGTTCCCCAAGTATCTGTAGATGCTCCTACTTCTGGTTTAGTTAAGTTTAAATTCGTTGTAAATGTATCTGCCATAATTTATTCCTGTTTATGCTGCGATGTCAGTCCAATTAGTATTTGTTGAGGACTGATCTGTCCAAGTTGTTGTAGCTGGTGATTGGTCTGTGTAAATAGTATCTGCTACAGTCTGGTCTTCCCATTTTAAACTACCTATCGCAGAAAAACCACTTGTTTGTTGAATACTAGAAGTGCCAAACTGAATCAGTGAACCAGTGACATCTAGGTTAGTTGTAGCATTTATTTGACTTGCCGCTGATATGATAAAGACACCAACAGCCGTTACGTTTGTAGATGCGGTAATATTTGATTCGCCAACATCAATTTGTGTGCCTACCGCACTAAGACTTGTTGATGCCGCCATGATAACGCCACCAATATCAATCTGTGTACCTACAGCTGTTAGGTTAGATGTTGCTGATATATCAGACGCACCAAACTTAACTATGACTGCATCTGATGTAAGACCAGATGTTGCTGTTATAGATGATGCACCTTGTATTGGTACAAGTCCAACTGCTGTGACGCTAGAAGAAGCAGTTATTGAAACTTCTCCAGTTATAGGTACAACACCAACCGCAGTTAGGTTTGATGTTGCTGTGATTGAGCTTTCAGCTAATTCAAATTGTGGTGTTCCCCAGTAAGACTTACCGTATCCACCAAAACCATAGCCAACTGAAGCCATGTTATTAAGCTACAGTTATGTCTATAGCACCTGCATTAAATCTAAATACATCTCCAGTAGAAACAGTTTTGCTTGTAGTTAAGTTACCATAAGCAAGTAAGTTACCAGATGATGAAGCGTCAAAAACACCTACTGCAACAACAGTACCGTAATCGGCTGTAGCTGTTGGGTATTCTATAGCTGATGTGTTTGATGCTGTATCAGCAGTGACAGTAAAAGCTGCTGTTTGTCTTGCATAAGCTCCGCCAGAAACTTCTGTTCCACCACCAGTATCACTTGGTGCTGATGTATATAATGCTACATATAATGTTGATGGAGCTGTATAGGCTGATCCACCAAATACATGACCAACAACTTTGTTTTCTAAATAATCTGAAAATCCAGCCATTCTATTCTCCTTTATTAATTACCGTAGTAATAATTTCTTTTTTGTTTTTTTCCGTAAGTTCTTCTTCTCATCATTAAAGAACCTTTACCAAATGCAGCTTTCTCTTGTTCAAGTCTCATTTCTTCTAATGCCTTCTCAAACTGTTGAGTGAACATTGGTATTCTTTCATCTTCCATTAAGAAGATAGAAGCGTGTTTTAATGCACCATATAAATAAACATCTGGGTGCGAGACTGATACAAAGTTACTTGCATTGGTATCACTTAATGCAGATATTTTAGCATAGTAAGTTAGCTGTAGGGTATATTCTCCATCTGGAGTTGGTGCTAATTCTATAGAGTCATCAACCATTGCAAAATAAACTGGTTGACCTACAGAGTTGTTGTTTGATTTTCTATAGACATCTAATGACTCTATAGATTGTTGGAATAAAGGACTGAAATCGTTTGATGTAATTTCTACATTAATTGCCTCTATCCAATCTGTTGGAACTGTTAAATATTGTGAGTCAGCTGTAGCAGTTGCTCTTTTAATCATGTCTTTGGTTCTTAACCTTCTGTTAAGTTCCGCTTCGACATTATCGATAAACGTATCTATATCAGACGTTAAATCTGATCTATTTAGATAATTTGCTATTGCTGTTTTTAATTCTGCATATGTCATACTTTACCTTGCCAAGTTCTAAATACTTTATTATCTGGGTCGTTAAGCCATTTTTTCCATTTAGCTCTATCTTTTGACCAGCCTTCGCGTAATGCTTTTTGCCAAATCACCATAGGCACTTCAGCAATGTGTCGCATATCTTTTCCAGGCTTAAGTGTATTGTCTCTTAGTTTCTTAACGTGGTCAATGACGGGAGCAACATCTTG